CTACAACCTTTGATTAACGACTCAAAGGCGATAGCCGAAGCCTTGGGCCGCTTTGACTCTCCTGACGATTTTCGTAAGGCGAGACTTCGCGGTTCAGGCTATGCCGAGCAGCTCGACCAGAGCGGTACTTTTCAATCCGGTCGATATGGGTATATTGTGACAATGGTAAATTATCGCAGTATACTCTCGACCAGAACGATTTATCGCTGTGGTATGAGCTACGCCCTAAGCGGCCCTTTCGGGGTTGCGAAAGATTTAGGTCGGATATGTGGTTTTACAACGAATGACTGGATTCCAACTCTATGGGAGATTATTCCTTTTTCGTTCGTCACTGACTATTTCGTCAATGTCGGACAAATTTTGGATGCATCTTTTGTAGATAAGAGTCTTGTCACTTGGAGTAATAGGACGATCATTAACGAAGCCGTGAGAGATCTCGGCGAAGTTATTGATTTTCCGAAAACATATACCCTAATAGATCAGACGCAAGGCCCTGGAAAGTATAAAAGCTGCTCAGGAGGGTTTGGTGCATACAAAAGTCGCAGACGCGCTATCACGAGGAATGCCGTCACCATTGGGGTGCCGACACTTACGATGAGAGTACCGGGGGTTGATAGCCTTAAATGGTTGAACCTTGCGGCTCTTTTGACTCAGGCTAGCGATTTTCGAAACATCCCATTTAGACGAGGATAGAGTATGATGTCCGATAGGCTCTTCTGTATTCATCCAAGGCAGGACGATCCCGTAAGGGTTTGTCCTAGCAAGTTTGTCCATGTGTCTGATATGGTTGAGGAGTATCACTACTCTAACTACCAATGTCAGCATTGTGGATTCTTGCTTAGCATTGCGACGAGTTTAGAAGTGCCGATTAAGGACGTCCAACTATGTCTTCCTCTATAGGAATCATAAATGGCAGTTTCTTTATCGTCACCGGTAACAGGTGGCGCTCAAACTGGATTCACGTCCCCGACATACACAGTAGTAGCTGACATTGCCCCAGATGTTAATGGTAAGCAATGGGCTGTTACTGCGTTGGGAGGTACGCAGACCGGCGCGAGCATCCACTCTGTCGCACAACCGTTTACGTGGACTTACTGGAAACCTAAAGTCTTTCGCGTGTTGGGGAAACCCAATCCGACGACGGGCTTAGTGACCAGCGTCCCTGTAAACGTACATAAGATTGTCGTAAGAAAGGGCGTGCTGCCGTTAGCAGGGCAACCGTTCGTCAATGCGTCAGTCGAGATCAGTATTAAGATCCCGGCTGGCAGCGACGTTGCGGGTCCTGCTGAACTGCGTGCTATGCTCTCTTGCGCAATCGGAGGCATTAACCAGGTTTCTGCCGGTATCGGTGATACGGCGATTTCTGGTATAGTTTAACAATCCTGTTAAACTTAACATCTCTTGTGAGGCTCAAATGA